CCGCCTTGCTCGATGCGTTCACCTCCCAGCTCTTGCAGTTCACCCGGAACACGTCGCACTCGGTTTCGATCACCCGGCCGCGTTTGAGCACGATCTTGGCACCCTCGTCGGTATACAGCGCCACCTCGCCCGGCTGCAGGGCCTTGAGCCGGTAGCTGCCGTGTTCGGTGGCGACGACGATGCCGTGGCTGGTCTGGCCGCCTAGTGGCAGCACCACCGCCATCGTGCCCGGCAGTGGGGTGGAGGTGAAGCCGTAATGCTGGAACAGCTCGCTGTCCTGCAGCCGCTCGCCGGCCAGCGCGTCGGTCTGCACCAGTTGTACCGGGCTTTGGCTGTTGGCCTGGGCGAGTACGCCACGAAAGGCCTGGCGTACGCCGTTCAGCGCGCGTTGAACGCGTCGGTCCACGTCATGCCACATGGGTCTGCTCCTTTTGTTTACCGCCGGCGCCCGGGTTCCACAGCCGGTCCTCCTTCAGCGTCAGCGTGGTGGTGGTGCCGCGCCCGCGGCCGCCCTGGAAGCGTCGTGCCATCAGGAAGAACACCGCGTCGATGTCGTGCGGCTCGCTGATCAGGTGAATACGCTGGCCGGGCTGCCACAGCAGGCCGTCGGCGGTGCGGTGACCGGCCACGGTGGCGCTCAGGTCCAGCGCGCCCAGCCGCGCGTCGTTGATCAGCTTGTCGGCATAGGTCTGCGCCGCCTCGGCATTGGCCACGTCGGGTGCCACCACGGTCAGCGGGCGGTAGAAGCCGACCGTGCGGTCGTAGACGGTGGCCTGCACCGAGCTTGCACCGTCGCCGGCGGCAGTGCCGTGGCTCTGGCCCAGCACGTTTACCTCCGAGTAGCGGCGGACCACGCTGCGGCGTTGCTCCAGCGACAGCAGGTTGTTGCCGACGCCGCTGTCGTGCAGTACCAGGCTGGCTACCGGCGATGCGTCGTAGTCGGGGCCGCCGACCACCAGGGTGCCGTCCGGCTCGAACCACGGCCACAGCCCCTGGGCCTTGGCCAAGCGGGCGATCACCTCCCAGGCGGTGGCGCCCGGTTCGATGTCGACCTTGTCGAGTTGCGGGTCGTTGGCACTGCGCAGCTCGACCTTGTTCAGGCCGAGTGGGCGCGCCAGGCTGGCCAGTGCCTCGGACAACGCGGCGCGACGGCCGTTGAGCTGCGGTGCGCTGCATTCGAGCAGGATGGCAGCGCCGTCGCGGCCGTTGATCTCCAGGCTGTGCTGGCCGCGCTGGATGCTGTGGCGCACCTCGTCGATGCGGCCGGTCATCACCGTGTCGGCACCGACCCGTACCTCGACCGGCGCGCCAGGTGCCACCTGCGGCGGAAACTGGCCGCCGGGCAGGCCCAGCGTCACCTGCCAGGCATCGGCCGGTTCGGTCAGACTGGAGTCGATGCTATAGCTGCTCCAGTCGCGATGGACGCGGCCGCCGATCAGCAGACTGACCCGGTTCGGATCCTGCTTCGGCAACTCGATGGGGTTAGCGGGCATAAGCATTCAGCGTGTCTCCGGCTTGCAGGGCGTTGGGGTTGGCCAGCTGCGGATTGAGGCGGGTCAGCTCGGCGGCGCGCTCGGCATCGCCGTACCAGCGGTAGGCGAGCAGACGCAGATTGCTGGCGGCTTCGACGCGGCGGGTGATCAGCGGCGGGTGGGCGTCGATCAGTGCGATCGCGGCGTTTTGCAGGCCCAGCGCCACGTCCTTCAGCGCCTCGGTCACCGGGCGGGCTGCCTCGACCGGGTAGCGGTCGCGGTAGGCCTGCAGGGCCGCCTGCAGTGCGGTGCGGGTGTCGTCGGTCAGCGTCTCGATGTCCTGCGGCGATCGGCTCGGCACCTTGGCTTCTTCGGCCAACAGCGCGGCGGCGGTATCGGCCAGCGTGGTCGCCGTCAGCAGCTTCAGCAGCGCGCCGAGCCGGGCGACATCGTCGGCCTGGGCCGGTACTGGCTGGGCTGCGCCCAGCGCATCGCCACCGATCGTGCCGCTGGCCACCTGGTCGGCAAGGCTGGTCAGGCTGCCCAAGGTGCTGACCAGGGTGCGCCAGTCGGACTGGCGGCCCACCTCGGCAAAGCGTGGCTGGGCGGCCAGGTCCTGCAGCAGCGCGACGAGGTCGCCAGCAAAGCCGCGCGGCGATATCAGCGGGTCGAGCGTGCCGATCAGCGCGTCCGGCAGCAGGCGGCGCAGCGCGTTCAGCGTGCCGACCAGCACCTGGCGAAGCGCCAGTAGCCGTGCCACCGGGATCGCGTCGCGCAGCGCATCGAGCGCATCGGCAAAGGCCTCAATGCCCAGTTCGCGCGCCAGCTTGGACAGCTGGGCCAGCGCTTCGGCCAACTGCTGCGGCAATTGCAGCAGGAACAGCGGGTCGGCCGGGGTGGCCTCGACAAAGCTGATCGCCACCGTGCAGTGGTCCGGTGTCTCGGCGTCGTGGCTGATCTGGTAGTCCTGCAACTGGGCACGGCGGATCGAGCCGAACACCGGGTGCACCAGCTCGCCGTAGCCGGGCAGGTCGAGCGCAGCGATCAACTGGCGCAGCCGGCGCTCGTAGTCTTGCCCCCACAACACTGCCGTCAGTTTGACCTGGCGTGCCTTGCGGCCCAGATCCTCGACATCGGCGCCGTCGCGATACGGGTACTCGTGGCTGGCGGTGTCGCGCTGCGTCGAATCGCTGGTGTTCTGGCAGTCGAAACGCACGCCGCGGAACGAGGCATCCTGTAATTGGGTGTGCCAGCTCATGTCAGCTCCTCCTTGCGTTGAGTTGGTTGGCGTTGTTGACGGCGGCGGTGAGGTTGCCGTTTTGGACGTCGACAGTGATCTGTTGCGGTTGGGACAGTTGTTGGGCTGCGGCGGTTAGTTGGGAGATGGCGGCTTGGAGTTGGCCGAGCAGTGCGGCGAATTGATCGACAGCTGGAGGGCTTGTGCTATCTGCTGAGGCCATCGGCTTGGGGGGCGTCTTGGTTTGTGAGGCAGACGCAGGTTTTGGCCCCGCGGCAGGTTTTATCTGTGAGCTGGGCGAGAGTGTCGGGGAAGGTTGTGTCGAAGGAACCGAAGCGGAGGAGGTGTTAATTGGCGGCCTCCCGGCTGCTGGAGTCGCGGGAGTTACGGCCTCGGTTTGTTTGGCGCGACTGGTTGCAGATGGCCCCGGCGTGGCTGGAGTACCCGACGCTGTTGGATTCTGCTTATGCTGCGCCTGCTCAACTTGGCCAGCTAATGTGGCCATGGAGTGTGCGGCACCTTCTGCGTAAGCTTTGGTGGACGTTCCATTGGCATCAGTGGTGACTTTGCCATGCTTGAACAGTGCATCGGCACCACCATTGCCCTTGAGGTGCGCCGCCTTGGCATAGGCCGCTATCCGCTCCGCATTATCACCTTGGCTAATGGCTCCGCTTTTCAGGCCACGTGCGATGTTGGCATTTGTGTAGCTGACAAATGCCTTGTCCTGTAGGGATTTATCCGCAAGGAACGTCTTCATGCCACCTGCGACGTTCCAGTTCGAAGAGTCCTCCAAGAAGCGTTGGTGTGCGCCGCCATACCAAGCTTTTTTTGAGACGCCCTTGCGCGCCGCTGCCAGTTTTTTTTGATCGATTAAGCCAGCTTCCACTAAGGCTTCGGCGCCAAACTGATACTGACCGGAATAACCGTATTGGTTGACGATATCCAGCTTGCCGCCGCTTTCGGTTTTCATGGTATCCGAGGCATAGGCACGGGTTTGAGCATCAGACAAGCCGGTGATGTTCTGATCGGCCTGAAAGGCAAGAGCGTGGCCGATGCTATCGAACCGCGGGATTTTTTTGCTGAATTTTTTGACCTTGGGCCGGGTAGCCTGAGCCTTTTGTAGCGGTGCTGGTGGGGCAGAGGGAGGGACTGGCTTCAATGGCGCAGGAGGTGGCGTTGCCTGCCCCCCCGATATTTCATTGGCAAAAGCGTCGCCTTCGGCCATCTTACGCCCCATCCGGCGATAAGCTTCAGCCACACTGATTGAACCGTCCCCATATAAGGATGCATTACCCGAAACCACTCCCTTGCCGAGTCCTATCGAGTTGACCGACGCACTGGGATTGGTCTTCAGCGCATTGAGAAACTTGCGGCCATCCCCTCCGCCCAGGTTGTGCAAGGCATAGGTATTGGCGTTGTCATCCGTTCCGCCGAGCTTCTTGCCAAGCTCGACATTTTCTCGAGTAAATTCGGCGAGCATTGCGGCCTGTAGGCGTACATCTGTCCGATATTCAGCCGCCTGCGCTTTGCTTAGTTTGCCGGCGTTAGCAATGCCGTATTTCTTGCCGTATTTGTTGATGTAATCGGTCCAGGTTCCATCGAGGAACTGGCCGAGGCCGTGTGCACTTGAGATGGCCATGCGCCCGTCGAACTGGCGCACAGTATTTTTGGCGCTGGTTTTGCTAATTGGGCGGGCGTCAGTGTTGAAACCGCTTTCGAAGTTGGCAATGCGAGCAAGGACGCCCGGGTCTATGCCGGCTTGGGCTGCGGCCGTAGCAATATCACCTTTGACCTGATTCCACCGTTCCTGGCGCTGTTGATTGTGAGTAGAAGTTTTACGAGACATGCGGCTCCGCTTTCATTGATGGACCATTCGCCGGCGCTCAGAGGGAGAGCCGGCGAACGGTGAGGCGGCGGGCTGGCCGACGCCGGAGAGGGTTACTCGGTTACCTTGCGCAGCGACACCAACTTGATGTCACGCTTGGCCTCGGCCTCGACGCCGTATTTCTCGCCGACTTCCAAGGTGAAGCAATCGAGGTAACTGGTGCGCTTGCCACCCGGGGTGAGCGGGTATTCCGATCGGAA